CGGGCGGTTCCTCAAAAATTTCACCTTCTTTCATAAATAAAAGACGCTTGCATATTTTCACAAGCGTCTTCAAAAAAGGAGTGTACTGTATCTCTTTACAATTATCATGATATTATAATATCATATTGACACGTCCCGTGATTACCCCTCTTTATATTTTTTTCTGGTTTAAAAGCCAGTAAAATTTTCTCCGCCTGTCATAATACATCTTTTTCCCGCACGGAATACCCATGACCATGTTTAGATATCTGTATGTTATATTTTCATCAGTTACCGCTTTAAGTATGTATTGATAAATGTCCGGATCCGATTCTATCGCCGTCTGCTCAATGAGTTGACAATTTCGTTCCAGTTCCATTCTTCTTGAAGCTAATTGTTCGGTTGGGTCTGTTCCTCTTCTTACTGCTGGCATATCTGTTATTTGCAATGATTTTACTGTGCTGGTTCTGTAATTTAACTCTTCTTTCCACTCTTTGTATTGGAGACACCAGTAGTATAATTCCCTGAATCTGTTTTTACTGATACCATATTTATTTTGATTCAGTGAGCGTACACTCCCCATCGGTATCCCCTCCCTTTACATCCGAAACGATTTGTATGTTGCTTATGATATCCTTATGTTTGCGCAGCTCATTAGTCGCCTGCTGCCATCTGGCCGCAAACGTCCTCTTCCTTTCTTTTTGAACTTCTCTTATTAATTCAATCGCCCATTCTAAGGCGGCAACATCTTTATCCCAAATGTCGCCTCTTTCTTGCACCATCGATTGGTGATGCTCTTTTATATCTTGTAATTGTCTTATTCTATTCATTTTCCACCTCAAGGAACGGCCGGCCGAACCGTCCCTGTATACACGCCATAGGCGTTTATGATTGATTTGTTATCCTGCTACTCCATATCGGCGTTCCGCGTCTCTGGCCGCCTCCTGGCTAATCTTTGCATAACACTGTAAAGTTGTATCCACTTTGGTGTGTCCTAACTTCTTCTGTACCATTTCCGCAGGCGCGCCGCGATTAATCATATCGGTTCCACACGTACGGCGGAAGGTATGCGGTGATATCTGTAAACCCTTCAGCCTGACATCGCGGCTCTGGATGGTTTTTAAAATATAGCGTACTCCATCGGCGCTAAGTCGATTGTTCGGTGCTTTCTGACTGACAAACAACGCCTGACTGTCATCTTTTCTTGACCGCAAATATCCTTCGATATGTACTTTAGCTTGCGCTGAGAATCGGATCTCCCGTTCTTTCCTGCCTTTTCCGACGATATTCACCCTCCTGTTTGACAGGTCAATACTATCCCGGTTAAGCTGTATAATCTCTGATACTCGGCCACCTGAGCTGTAAAGGAGGTCGACCAGCGCAAGTTCCCGTTCGTTTTTGCAGCAGCACCGGAATATCTCTCGCTGCTCCGGCGTCAGAATGGAACCCATGCGATATTCTTCTTTTGTTTCTTTTATTCTTTTCATTGGGTCATCGGTAATGACGTCATATTCATAGGCCCACTTGAAAAAAGCCCGGAGTGAACGCACCTTTGAATTGTACGTTTTATCTTTCCATTTCTTCTGCACTTTTCCGCGTGTCAGATATCCGATGACATGCTTTTCCCGTATATCCCTTATTCCGGTCCCGGCATAGAGAAGCAGATTTTTAATCTCGTACCCATACTGCTTGATGGTTGACTTGGTTTTTCCGTCTATGATAAGCTGATTCTGCCAGTCATGCAGAATTTCGAACGTATCATCGTCACTTTTTATTAGCGATGTGGAGTCTTCGTTCTTTATAAACGTGTAGTCGCAAAGATTCATGAAGAGAATTAATTTTAGCTGCTCCATACGGTCAGGTATTATAAACTCACTCGCTGCTACAAGGATATTGTTGATTACCATGCTTGCGCTCATCGTTCCGCTCATCATAGACTTGTCCTCCTGTTTTATTTGATTTTTTGGAGGATAACTGTTATAATATAGTTATCCAGTTTTAGAGTCGGCCGCATCCGCCAAGATAGCCCGGCTCTTTTTCTATGCTTCTTGTACTGCTTTCTCTGTTTTCTGACGCTCCACTTTTATGTATCCTTTTGATGTTATCGACAACTTAGCTTTTAATCCGTTTCCGATGTCCAGGGAGGCAGAATCAAGCTTTTCCTCCACAATTAGCTCAGCAATGTGTTTCAGCAGATTTCTTATTGGTTCATCTGCCTCTTCTGTATCCGCCTGCTGCCCGAACTGCTCCTCGATTGCTTTGCACGCACGTTCTTTCTGTCCTTTTTTCTGGCGTATTCTTTTGCTCCGTAGCAATCGCATAATTCTGTGACCGCTTCATTTACTTTTTCCTGGTCCCACGGAATAAGCGTTTCTATTTGTCCCATCTGGCCGCAAAACGAACAAGCTCCTGTCTGTATTTCAAGTCCGTCTGGCATTTCTCGCTTTATTTCTTTCAAATCATCCTTCAGCATTTTATTCTTCCTCTCCTGCTTCCCTGAAGTAATAACAGGGTTTGCACACTATCATTCCGCGTTCGTTCCTCTCCGGCTCTTCGTCTTCCTCCTGGTGTCCCCACCCTAACGGATGTACTCCGTCCAGTTCGGCGGTGCAGCCTGGGCCGAAGTGGTTCCCCCAATATCTTTTACCCTGCTGCCGGTTTGCGCACTCGGAACATGTTCCATACATTCTTCCCATTGCTCTTTCTCCTTTAAATGTCAATTTAGTAAAGCAAATCTAACATCTGAAAACCTTTGATATGTGATACTCGAAACAAACACGAGCGGCACACATTATTTTCATCTGTCAAAAAATACAACTTTCTTGGGATATACAAATTGGGGTCGTTTTTAAATTTTACCTCACCCGTCTTGTGCAGATACCCATCGTAAACGCTATCGTCAAATAATCTGATTTTGACCTTTTCTCCCAGATGTTCCTCTAACCGACTTCTTGTCATACTTACCTCCTAAAACTTCAGATTAATCAAAATAACCTAACTCGAACCCTAGCTGGGTGCATCCCGCAATAATTGTTCTAAGATCGTCACCGGCACAATGGGACATCACAAACGTTAAAATATCTTCTCCGTTTTCTTTCCTGATTTCACAAAAAAAGCCCTTTTCAATCGTCTCCTCCGTTCCATCTGAATAATGCACTGTAAATTTCTCTACATCTTTTTCATCTTCTACCGAAACACCATCTTCATATTTCTTCAATTGCTTTCCTCCTCTAAATTTTCAGTTTTCAAACACTCCCATGTTCTCTGTTTCCAGTTATATTTCCAGTTTACATCATCAAAAAGATGATACTTTTTACATTTTACACACCATTGCACCTTTCTCATCTGGCACCTTCCTTCCGAAAATCTATCATTTGTTTTTCTGAGAGAGGCCGGTTAACCTCTCTCAGAGGTTCGCTTAAGTGGCATATTTGCGATATATTAACCAAAAAGAGCGAACAGTCAACGGGTTTCTATGTAAAGGGCAAGCGCCCGATACGGTGTTTTAAAATTCTTTTCCTGCTTCCCGGTGTTCTTCCTGGCGTTTTGCCTCGATGTCCGGCTCCCAGTTCTCGCAGCAGGCCCTATCTCCGGCCGCATGCCAGTCACAGCTATATTCTCTGTTGCAATTCATGCATGTCCTATTCATTCTTCCTCCGGCAGCCAGATAAATCCTGGGGCTATTGGCTGTTTCTTTTCTGTGATATAGTTTTTCTGAAAAACTTTCATAAATAATTCATGACTGTACTTTTCTTCAAATAGCTCCTGGGCCTCTTGTTTTAACTCGGCGTCCAGTTCTTTGTTTCCTCCGTGTACGCCTGTTTTTGCGTACCGATGACACCCGGGGCAGAGATGGACTTTTAATCCATAATGCTCTGACAGTTTCCGGTGCTTTGTGCCGTAAAAGATGTGATGTTCTTCCAGGTTCCGGGTATCGCCGCAGTGATAACATTCATAGGCTCCGCGCGGTTCCATGATGCTTCTTGACATTATTCACCTTTCATGACCCGGTGTGGATACGGCTGTAGCAAATCCCATAATTCTTTCCATTGGTCGGCGTTTCGGATCGTGTTTCCATGGGAGTTTTTCCAGTTATTCTTTTTCCAATTTTTAAACCATCCCTGCTGAAATGCGCTGATGATATAGTCCTCTGTCGAATAAACGCTGAGCATGCAGGGTTTATTTAAGGCTTTCAGGCAGCATATTAACGCCTCGAGGGTATTGCTTTGCTTTGATGCACTCCGCTCCCCTTCGATTGCCTTTTTATGTATCTGTTTTTTTGCTTCAAACTGCATTTTACCCCAATATTTATTGGCGTTCGCGCCGATTCTTATCTCGACCTCGTACATGGCTAATCCTTCATCGGGAGCGTGAGAGTCCCGTACAATAAAGAGGGCTTTGTATAGTGCATCACTTTGTTTCTTTCCTCAAATCCCTTCAATTTATCCAGCCTTTTCCACAATGCTTCTGATTTTTTGCTTCTTTTTACCGGGACAAGGTGGACAATGGCTCCGCCAGTCGTAATCCCGAATGCCGATGTGTCAACTTGCAGCTCCTCGGAGTAGGCAGCCAAAATTTCTTTCGCCTGCTGCCAATAAGGCTCTCTAAACTCTTTCGTTGTCCAGTCAGGTTTCTTCATTCTCCTTTTCCTCCAATTCTTTTTTATATTTCTCCCTTATCTCTGCCCTCCTGATACTTCCGATTCCTTTTATATTGATTGCTTTTTCCAGGGCAATCCTGGCGTCCAAAAGGGCCTCTTTTCTAATTTGTTCTTTTTCTTCTGGCTCCGTCCGAAGGCATCGACTTATAAATCGTTCCATTTCTTCCCGGTTCATTTGCTTTATTCGGCGGTACTCTTCCCTTGTGATTTTTACGCTCATGCTTGTCTTCCTTTATTTTTTTAAATGTGTAATATCGGTATGGGTATCCTGTCACCTTTGAGACGCCCTCCGCAATACTGCCTTTATCTAGGTAATACCCTTTCGGTGGTTTCGGGGTCTTTCTCCATGTATCCGATTTTATTATTTTTGTCTTAATGTTCGGTTTTTTTAAGTTCCGGGAGCAAGAATAGCTTAATTTGCTGGGATTATCTGGATCTCTGAAACTGTTTTGTGTCTCTTTTATCAAATAGGCTGCCAGGTCTTCCACTTCTCCATCTTCATATATGACAGAAAAGAATGCTTTTCCCTTTTCCCAGATTCTATTTACTGTTTTTGCCGTATCACCAATCTCGTTTAACACAAGGTGGTGATGGATGGCCGTTCGCTTATATTCTGTGGTGACGATATACTTCAGCTCTTTTCCGCGCTTTTTATATTCCTTGCGGAGCCGCCGGAAGAATTTCTTCAGTGACTTTCTTGCCCCCTCTGGTGTCGGCCGTTCCTCCCTGCGGTATGTCAATTGCATGTGCAGATCTCCAAAGTCAAAATTCGTCGCGATAATCCAGTATAGTTTTTTTATTCGGTTACGCTCGTTGACTTCGGCCATCTCTTCTGTGGTTTTTTTTGTTCTCGGTGCCGGGGTTACTTTTTTCCCATGATAACGGCTGCTGTGATACTCCTTTACCTCAATCCGGTACGGGAGAATGCACATTGTTTTTAAATGCGGCATATCCTTCTCCTTTGGTTCCATGTATAATGACTGTAACAAGGATTAAAGGCCGACGGAATCTATCTATTTTCTTGACTTTTTCCATCGGCTGCCGTATACTTTAAGCAGGTGATTGCTGTGTATACAGCTCGGCTCAGTGCTTGTCAGGGTGCTGGGCCTTTTTCTTTTTCGGCTCTTATTCATTCGTCTCATGCTCTCCACTTTTTAACATCCTTTGGTAGTCCTTCCGCCATTCAAGTATATTTTCCATTTCCTCGTCAAGCGTTCCCGGATGGTACTCCTTTTTTTGTTCCTTATACTCGTTCCAATATTCGGAAACAGTTTCCCGGCAACTGTCGATTATATCTTGCTCCTGTCAAATTAATTTATCTTAATGCCAGTACACTGTTCAAAAATTCCCGCGTCAAAATTTGGCAAGGACTTTATGACTGCTTTTTTGTCATCAGGCAAGTCGTTCCACCATAACTGACCACTTTCAGATTTCTCCATCACTTTGATATAACCTCCTGTTGTTTCATAGGTTTGATGTTCTGCCTTTTCTTCATCCGACATATCAGATTCATATACCCATTCAACAACATTCTTTGGCATTTGATTCAGTAACCATCTTGCATCAGATTCCAACCATTCACGATAGGTCATATCTGACGATTTGTTAAACAGCATGATCTTCTGCTCTTCTGTATTGAAGCATCCCACATTGAAAGAAGATTTGTTCCAGTCCCCGGTGTTGCAGTCTCCGGCGTTGCGATTCCCGGTGTTGCAGTGCCCGGTGTTGCGGTTCCCGGTGTTCCAGTTCCCGGTGTTCCAGTTCCCGGTGTTGCATCGACCAGTACAATTCTTTCCGGTATTCACGATACGCAGCACTT